TTGAGCCAGTTGAACCTGCGGAACCCGATGTTCCACTTGAACCTGCCGAACCACTTGAGCCAGTTGAACCTGCCGAACCACTTGAGCCAGTTGAACCTGCGGAACCCGATGTTCCACTTGAACCTGCCGAACCACTTGAGCCAGTTGAACCCGATGTACCACTTGAGCCAGTTAAGCCAGATGAACCACTTGAACCTGATGACCCCGATGTACCACTTGAGCCTGTTGAACCACTTGAACCCGTTGAACCCGATGTACCACTTGAGCCAGTTAAGCCAGATGAACCACTTGAACCTGATGACCCCGATGTTCCACTTGAGCCTGTTGAACCACTTGAACCTGATGACCCCGATGTTCCACTTGAGCCTGTTGAACCACTTGAGCCCGTTGAACCCGATGTACCACTACTTCCTGTTGAACCACTTGAGCCCGTTGAACCCGATGTTCCGCTAGAGCCTGTTGAACCACTTGTTCCACTACTTCCTGTTGAACCACTTGAACCCGTGGAACCAGATGTTCCACTACTTCCTGCTGAACCACTTGAACCCGTTGAACCCGCAGAACCACTTGTTCCGCTAGAGCCTGTTGAACCACTGGTTCCACTACTTCCCGTTGAACCACTTGAACCTGTGGAACCAGATGTTCCACTACTTCCTGCTGAACCACTTGAACCTGTGGAACCCGCAGAACCACTCGTTCCACTTGAACCTGTGGAGCCAGAACTTCCACTCGATCCTCTTGTTCCAGATGATCCACTTGTTCCACTACTACCATTTTGTCCTGATGTTCCACTACTTCCGTTTTGGCCAGATGTTCCACTTGAACCAGAACTTCCATCTTGGCCCGGGACACCACCCACATTTATTTGCCAACTTGTTATACCCGTACCACTACCATATGTAGTAGTTACATCTATTGACAATTGGTCTGTTCCGTCATTATATGAAATAACAGTACCTTCCATTCTATTTGCATAGTTTGCAGAAGATGCTGCAATTACTGTTTGTCCGTTTGTATATGCTAATCCACTATCTGCTACCGTAAAGTTTTTAGTACCCGTACCTATGTCATTTGATGTAGTGGATGTTGTTGCATATCGGTCTCCGTTTAGACCGGATGAACCACTTGAACCTGTTGAACCACTTGTTCCACTACTTCCAGTTTGTCCAGATGTTCCACTTGAACCTGCCGAACCACTTGAGCCAGTTGAACCCGCTGAACCAGATGTTCCACTTGAGCCAGCTGAACCAGATGTTCCACTTGAGCCAGTTGAACCCGATGTTCCACTACTTCCTGCTGAACCACTTGAGCCGGTAGAACCGGATGAACCACTAGAACCCCTAGTGCCGGATGAACCTGAAGTACCGCTTGAACCCGCTGAACCAGATGTTCCACTTGAACCTGCCGAACCCGATGTTCCACTTGAGCCTGTGGAACCCGATGTTCCACTTGAACCTGTTGAACCAGATGTTCCACTTGAACCTGCGGAACCCGATGTTCCACTTGATCCCGTTGAACCCGATGTTCCGCTACTTCCGGTTGAACCACTTGAACCTGCTGAACCAGATGTTCCACTACTTCCGTTTTGACCAGATGTTCCACTTGAACCTGCGGAACCCGATGTTCCACTTGAACCTGCCGAACCACTTGAGCCAGTTGAACCCGCGGAACCACTTGTTCCACTTGAACCTGCCGAACCACTTGAGCCAGTTGATCCCGTTGAACCCGATGTTCCACTTGAACCACTTGAACCAGTTGAACCACTTGAACCTCTCGTGCCAGAAGAACCCGATGTTCCACTTGAACCGGAAGTTCCGGATGAACCATTTACACCACTAGTTCCACTACTTCCCGTTGAACCACTTGAACCTGCCGAACCCGATGTTCCACTTGAACCTGCCGAACCCGATGTTCCACTTGATCCCGTTGAACCCGATGTTCCACTTGATCCCGTTGAACCCGATGTTCCACTTGAACCACTTGAACCAGTTGAACCACTTGAACCGGTTGAACCTGCTGAGCCCGATGTTCCACTACTTCCTGCTGAACCCGATGTTCCACTTGAGCCTGCTGAACCACTTGAACCTGTTGAACCAGATGAACCGCTGGAACCTCTTGTACCTGATGAACCTGATGTTCCACTTGAACCACTTGTTCCACTACTTCCCGTTGAACCACTTGAGCCAGTTGAACCACTTGTTCCACTACTTCCGGTTGAACCGCTTGAGCCAGTTGAACCAGAACTTCCACTAGAACCTCGTGTGCCGGATGAACCTGATGTTCCACTTGAACCACTTGTTCCACTACTTCCGGCGAATGAAGATGATGCTATAATAGTAGATATATTATTTGCACCACCAACCCAAACATATCCTTGTTGTAGAGATGCTGTTAGAACGGTTCCTATTGATAAAGAATTTGATACAAAAAGACTACCCGTAATTACTGCACTTCCACTAAATGGAAATCCTGCTCCTCCTGCGTTTAAAGCATAACTTGCTGTGAGTGCTAAACTCGCAGTTCCATAAAAGTTGTCAGCCCATATATCTTTTTCAACACCTATACCACCAGCTACCCTTAGTATACCGGTTGTTCTTGATGTTGCGTTTGTTGTTCCTGTTAGGATAATAGAACCACTTGTAGTATTTCCATTGGATGTTACTTGTTGTAAGTTACCGACATTTGTTGCAGTTGCTACAATGCCTGTTAATCCACTACCATCGCCATAAAATGCTCTTGCTCGTACATCTAAACCGAATCCTGCACCACCATCTACAATCAATGCACCTGAACCTGTATCCGTTGCATTAGTAGTATTAGTTATGCTGACTACATTAGTCGTTGTACTACCTAAATCGGTAACCTCTTGTAGAGTTTGTAATGATGTGTTTACATCAATAGTCGGATCACTCTGTAATACCCATTGAACTGATGTACCATCATTAAGTCTTATATATGTTTTGCCTGTATCCAAATCATACCAAAGGTCATTTTCTTCCGGCGTTACAGGAGGATTTATAGATGCTGTTATTGCCGCACCACCATTAAGTGCATAAGACGCAGTTAATGCAAATGATGAAGTTCCTAAAAGACTACCTGTAATTGAACCACTAACACTTACAGACCCTGTTACTATTAAACTACCACTAATTACAGCTGAACCTGTAAAGGGGAATGCTCCAAATCCGCTAGTACCGGATGTTCCACTTGAGCCCGTAGAACCACTTGAGCCAGTTGAACCGCTACTGCCGGTTGAACCCGATGAACCACTTGAACCTCGTGTACCAGATGAGCCAGATGTTCCACTTGAGCCTGCTGAGCCTGATGTTCCACTTGACCCGGTTGAACCACTTGAGCCCGTTGAACCACTTGAGCCTGATGTTCCACTTGAACCAGATGTTCCACTTGAGCCTGTTGAGCCAGAACTTCCACTTGAGCCTGTTGAACCCGATGAACCACTTGAACCTCTCGTTCCGGATGAACCAGATGTTCCACTTGAGCCTGCTGAGCCTGATGTTCCACTTGAACCTGCCGAACCACTCGTTCCACTTGAACCTGCTGAGCCTGATGTTCCACTTGACCCGGTTGAACCACTTGAGCCCGTTGAACCACTTGAGCCTGATGTTCCACTTGAACCATTTTGACCCGTTGCACCACCTAAATTTAGTTGCCAACTATTGTATGTACCGGCGCCTTCAAAATAAGTTGTAAATATTTCCAATTGGCCTGTAACGGAATTATATAATTCAACTTCACCTTCAAAATAAATGTGATAATCATGTGAAACTATTACAGTTTGTCCTACAGTATATGAAAGGTCAGCAGATGCAGTTAAGGTAATTAATTGACCATATGTAGTTGGAATTGTTAATGTATCCGAACTATTACCTCTGTATATGTCTCCACTAAGTCCACTGGTACCACTGGTTCCCGATAGAGAACTACTTTGTACTTGTACACTTTCACCATTTGCACCACCTACCCAAATATATCCTTCTTGTAACGATGCTGTAAATGCTCCACTTACATAAAGACTTCCTGTAATTACTGCTGAACCGTTAAATGGAAATCCAGCGCCGGTTCCTCCACCACTTCCAGAGGCTAGTGCCGCCAAATATGAACCACTTTCTATTTGTTTTAATCTAATCAGTTCGGCCATCTTTATATAAATTTACCTATTACTTTAATTTCAGACAATCGTAAATCATCATATTGTATATATTCCTCCGTTAAAGTAATAACTATGTCATTATTTATTTGTTTTACCATAAATATATCGGGAAGACGAACTCCGTTATAATAAATTTCAAAATCTTTGTCTGAAACAGCTTCTGTTCCGTAATCTATTATAGTACCCGATATAAATAATTGATTTGTTTGAGCATCAAATGATGTGATTGTTTTTTCTATATTTCTAGCACTGTACTTAAAAATGTCTTCCCTAAAATCCAACACAATCTTATCCGTATTTGTAATAGTAGGTGTTGATATTTGCGAACGTGTATTTGAATTTACAGGCTTTACAGGTTCTATTATGTTTTGAAGACTTCCAGTTATGTCAATCGTTTGTAAATTTATAGCGTTTACTATTGTACTTTTTATAGTTTTCCTAACACCACTTTGAAATATTTTTTCAGATGGTATTTCAATTTGTAGTAAACTACCCGTAATGTCAGTTGGTTCTAAATTTTTTGTATTTACAACAGTTGACATTTGTCTTTTTCTGCTATATGACTGAAATCTATTCGGCATATTGTATTGAACCTTGTAGTATTAATACATCTTCTTGATCTATAAGATAAGATATTCTATTTTTTATCAATTTTACAGTAATTGAATTTGTGTCAGATTCTAATATAAAATCATCGTTTGATATATAGACATTATTAATAGTTAATCTAACCGAATCTTTAGGGTCTATATTATTAATCATTTCATAAAAAACATTTGGAAATGTGTATCCAATTTTTTTGAATATGTAATAATTTATGTCTCCTAAATCGTGAGCATTCAATCGTATTCTATTATTAGAACGATATAATTTTTTTGTTATGTCCAATACAGATCTTTTCATTACAATTCAATAAATTTACCGGTTATTGTTACTTCATCTGATGAAGTAATGCTGTATCCTATATTTCCTGCATCAAAATTTATAGTAAGTGTACTAGTTTCTGCGGAATATGTTGCGGTAAAATTATTAGATTGTATCATTCTTACTCCATTTATGTATACTTTTACATCATAAGTAATACTACTTATGGTTAAACTTCCCGTTATTGTTCCGGCAAGAGCTATTGGAGTTTTTACCAATCTAACGCCGGTAAAAGTTATTGTATTATTACTTACAGGATTCGCAGACTCTGAATTATTTAATGATAGAAAATCTATTAAATCTTTGTTGTCGTAATAAGATGATGGTTTTATAAATACAGATTCCAACCTTCCGTTTGCAGTAACATCAGTTTCGGTTGTTATGACTGTACCTACCCTAGTAATATTTCCACCTTTTTTAATTGTGTCTTGACCATCAAATTTTTCAGGAAGAAGATATGCTTTAACATTCAAGTTAAATTCAACTCTGTTAATTCTTTCTGTTCCATCTCCAACTTCATTTATTATATTATAATCAGAAATTACAGTATTGAACTTAAATTTATGTTTATCACCCCAATATTCATCCGATGCGAAAGTCAAAGATTCTACTACCGTATTTAAGTGTTCTGTAAAGTTTGTCCAAGCCATACACTCATAATTTATCTCTACATAATCCGGCATAGTAATATTATATACATTATATTTAGGTTTTATAGTTGAACCCAATATTGAGAATCTGTCGTATTTATTTTGCTTTGAATATTTGGTAATACTTCTATACGAAACATGACGATTAAGCATTGCCATATTTTCATTTTTAGCAACACTAGTTCTACGTATCATCATTAAAGGTAACTGAATTTTACCAGCAGAATCTCTGTATACTCCTTGGCGTCTAGCGCCTACCCATCTTTCAGAATTTCCGTAGATAACCGGTATAGTTATAGATTGATTATTTTGTTCTAATTTAGGTAATACCACTTCTTCCAAATACGACATTATAGCATAGTCAATGTCGTATAATGTAATACTTTGCTTTACATCACCCTTTTCAGACTTAGTTTGAAAGTTTCTACCAGATTTTCTTAAAGGATCTATTGCTGCCATTTATAATTAATTTATTCGTTCTTCTATACCAAGTGTAGTCTTATTTGTCAAGAATGTATTTACAACTATACTAAAATTGTTTTCAGGTAAACCACCAGCGTATTGAATTTCGTAAGTGTAATTTATTTCATAATAATGCGTATCAAAATATATAACATCACCTACTTGTGGATATGAATTTTTTTCTTCACACGCAAATCTATCCAATTTAAATGTAATAGCTTGGTTAGACTCGGGTCCAAATCCTTCATAGTTTATTACGCCAGGGTCCTTATCAATTAAAGCATATAATTCAACTCCTTTATGCCAAGTTTTTTCTACTGATTCTCCATAAAGATTTACCCGTGTTGCATTCAAATTAACTTTATATAATACGATAACATTCTGAACCACATCGTCCACAAGTTCTCGGGCGATATGTTTGAAAAAAGCTACATCTCTTGCGGATACAAATTTTGGCATATTATCCTACATAAAGTTTAAGTGGAATTTTTTTCAGCATATCTTGATGTTGGTCTGCTACATTCTTTTGTATTTCAAATTGATTTTTTCTACTCAATTCTTCAAGATTTTCCCTTAGTTGGGTTATCAATGCATCTTTTTCAACTTGAGCTTCTGACCTTAATGCGGCACCATCCAGAGATATTTCAGCATCAGGTATAGGAATATTACTATATTTTTCACGAACTGCACCTAACAATTCTTTTGCTAATGCTAGAGTATATTTTCTAATCCACTGTTTACCAACATCATTTATGTCTGAATATTGAATGAAATCATATCCTATATCGGAATAATCTGATATAGAATTTCCGGCAGAATCTACTGTAGATGTTTTTGAATTTAGGTCATCTCTCTTAAAGTATTCAAAATATATTTTTCTTACAGTATTAACCGTGGGAACAGGAAATACTTGTAGTTTATTATTTACAATATTAAATGTGAAGGCTGACTTACGAATCATATCGTTAAACTCAATATGTTGCATACGTAAAACATCTTCATACACCGGCATCATAAGAAATTGTGCCGCCGGTGAAAAATTACCAAATCCCAATTCACTTATAAGATTTAGTGTTCCTTGTGCACCAACCGAGTATGGGTCAAAGAAACGAGTGATTGCCGGTATTTGTTCAAAGAATACTCGTGTAACATCAAACACCGATGAGCCAGTTATTAGTGAACTTAATGATTGGCCAGTACTAACATCTATACCAGATGTAGTTAAATCGTAATTTTGAACTGACGAGGTGACATTTATATATGCTTTTTTAATATCTACACCTCCACCAACTCCTGCTAATGTTCCATAGTCTTGAGACATACGGAATATCATTGCAACGGATGTTCCATCTACTAATTTTTGCGAATAATTTGTTACATCTGTTTTAGGTTTTCCCCTCAGTAACATTAAGTTATTCCTTATGTTAAATTGGTTAACTTGTGCAGAATACTCACTAACTGCTTCTTCAAAACAAGCGTAAAAATTTTGGTCAATTAATTCTACATCAACAATTGGATATCCCAATCGTTTTGCACACCAAACAGCTGTTTTTGGGCCATCGTTTATAAAATCACTATCGGAATCATATATACCAAACGGAGTACTTCCAGATATTGCAGATCCACTTCCCGGCCATTTTAAGTTTAGAGACATAAGAAATTGTTTACGTTACTCTGTATAAATATAAAAAAATAAAAGAGTAACGAGTTTTCTTATATCAACATATATTTAATGAGTTGTTTCTTCCCAAGATAAAGAACGCCATATAGAGTTACCTCCGCCCGTTACACCATCTACCGCTACACAAATTGTAAATTCTTGACCAACCTGTGTTAATCCATTTCTTGTTAGTTGATAAGCAAAAATATTATTACCTGATAAATTTATAGCAGAGCCCGCTTGTTGTGTCTGTGAAAAAAATCCTGCCTGAACAATTGAACCCGTTTGAAATGATGTTCCTGTTAGATTATACTCTACGCTGGCACTAACACTACTTGAAACCCATGTTCCACCGGATGTAGTTCCACCATTCACTATCCAATATCCGTAGTTACCAGATTCCTTTGCCATGATTGATAGTGCAGTTGGAACAGCAATACTATCTAAGTATCCATTCTTTAACCGAATAGATACTACAGGATAATAAGTATTTGGCGATACTATAGTATATGGGGATGCTATACTCGTTTTTGTTGAATCTTGTGTTCCTCTTAGTTCATATCCACCTTCCGATATAACAGATGAACATATTTGCTTCATTCTACTTGTTGTTCCCGTTGCGGCAACATTAGTTATTTCGTATCGTATAGGTAAACAGGCAGTAGTTATGTATGTTTTTGTTATTAAATTTGCATGGTGAAATACATGAGAGGTGTATAATTCTCCGTTTACTACGAATCCACATCTAACCGAACCTACTCCTAACCATTCAAAATCTTGCCAAAAAATTTGAGATTTTGAAAAATCTAAGGTGACACCCGATGGGCCGTTTCCATCCATTTTGTCAACATTCCATACGGATTGTGATACCTCCGTCTCTGTCGTTGTACCACTAACAGAACTCCTCTCAACCAAATGTACAAACGAACCACTTAATTGTAGATAACATCCGTTTTGTGCACCGAAATATCCGACTCTTTGCCTTAATCCTGTTTTTGCAGGTTCAAATGTAACCGTGTTTAGAACAAGAAGACTTTTTCCGGGTTGATATGCGAATACTCTACTTGTTTCCCTAATTACCTCACTCCCAATTGTACCATTTACCTCCAAATCAATCAGACCTTCGTTTGCGTTAAATGTGGTAGTACCCGACCCAGATGTAAACCATAGTCCATTATCATGGTATCTATGACTTGAATCAAATAGTGTAAATGGTTCTGAGACTCGTAGACGATTGAATGCATCAAAGTTTGGTGTGTAAGCGAATTTGACTTTATCAGTATAGGTATATGACATAAATTATATTGTTTTCCATGAATTGTTTCTGTATAAGAAGGTCAAAGACATTCTGTCTATCTTCATTAGAATATCATTGTGACCATTTATTGTTTGACTATCTGCTCCGTGTACAAATATACCACGATTTCCATAACTAATACTACCCGTTTCATCCGCAATACTTAGGAATCGACCATCGTCTGCAGGAGATGTACAAAGTGGGAGTGCTATACTACAAGTTCCTGTCGTATAAGTTACTCCGTAGTATTGATAATCAAAACTTGCGGAATAGGTTGCTGTGTTTATTTCTTTGGTTTGGTATATAAAACCATTTTTTGCTTGTATAGTGCCTGTAACTTCAAGATTTCCCGATATGATTTGGTTTCCTATAAACGTGTTTGATCCTGTAGTTGCTAAAATACCTTCCGAAACATATCCTTGCTGTCCGTTTGTTTGTCTAGTAAGAACTAATGCGTTAAAATCATGCTCATATTGATACAAATCCATTGCCTTTGCTTCAATAGTTACTTCTGTCGGAACACTAGCTCTGGGTCCTCTAAAAATCATACTAATCTTTTTATATAAGTATAACTATACAATAAAAAAAGAGGGAGGATTTCTCCCCCCTCTTTATTTTGAACTATCAGTTCAGTCTGCTATTAGAGGCTTTCAAGACCACCAACAACAATCTTACCGTAGAACTCAGGACGAACAATCTTCTTAGCGTAGCGAGTCATTACGCCTCTACGAGGAGTAAAGTTCGTAGGATCGTACACTAGAGGAGTCATGATGAGCGGTACATACGGTGCGTAAACTGCTCCTGTTTCAAAGAAGTTAGAACCTTTGAAACCAAGAAGAATTACATTCTCAGTCATGTAAGGGTTCTTATACACATCGTAACGGTTAGAAATCTGACCGATGTTAGTTACACCTGCTGCGAATTGCAATGCATCCTTACCAGGATTTGCAGAGAATCCGTTCATAGACTCAAGGATAGTTGCTACGTTAGGAGATACAACGATAAAGTTTGCACCACCTCTCATAGTTAACTGATGAATCTTGTTAGAAACTTTCTGCAATTTGATACCAAGAGTTTGGAACCAAGTGTTCTTCTGATATGCAGAAGCTGCTGCTGCGTTTGAATCAATTATAAACGAAGCACCATCCCACTCGTATCCAACTTTTGCTGACCAATACTCAGTAGTCAATGCGTTCTGCTGAAGCATCTCAAGGATTTCTAGGTCGATTTCAAGAGAGATGTATTCAGAAAGCATCTGGGTCAATTCTGCTTCAGCATCAATTGAATGGTATGCATTCAAGTCTTGTGCTAATTCAGGAGTCCAGATAGCCTTTAACTTACGAGTCTTAGCCACGATAGGCTCACTCTTAAGTTCAAGTTCAATTTCTGTGATAGGAAGGTCGGAACCTTTATCTTCGAAATCACCACGGTTGTAATCAACTGGCTGTTTTACATACTTCAACTGACCATCAACAGCTGTTGCGCCAGCGTAAGTACCTGCAGCTGCTACTTCTGCGATAAATACTACGTTTGAACCATTCTTTACAGTGAATTGAGGATACTGAGTGTAGCCTGAACCTGATTGTGCAAAGTCAAATACACGAACTGCATTGAAATCTGCATCAGAAGGAATAGCTACAGTCAATTTCTTCATCTTACCAGCTGCATAAGATGCGGAAATGGTAGTGTTGCTAAGGTCAAAAGCGATGTCTGCTAATGAAGCAGATGCTAAAGTTGCACTTAAGCTAGTAGCGGCATCGTTAATGGTATATCCAAAACGACCTGCACCATAAAGACCACCATCTGTGTTTTGAGTAGAACCAAGCTTATAAGTGCTTGAATCTAAGTTGTCCAAACCAACTGAACCAGTTCCACCATAAAGTGAAGAACCAGAAGCAGGACGATTAACGTCTTTACCTGCGGTTGAACCATATTTGAAGTCCATGTAGAAGATAAGACCTGAAGGTAAGTTCATAGGCTGTACACTAACGAACTCTTTCGCTGCGATGCTACCGAAAATACGGCGAACAAGAGGAAGAGCTACACCAGCCCATTCTTCAGAACCTGCGGAGGTACCTGTACGAGTTGCTTCATCAAGCAATTGTTTTGCTTGGTTTTCAAGAATCACGGACATTCCGTGCTTCTGAGTTTCAGACTTAATGCCTTCTAAAAGGCCAGTCTTTTCCCACTTGCTCTTAAGACCACGGGTCTGCTCAAGCATTACGCTCTGGGGATTAGCGCCATTCATTAATTTTCTAACGTCCATTTTGTTTTTTGTTTTGTTTATTATCTAATAATACCTGCTAACTTTTTAAATCTAGCAGAAAAATCAGCACCTTCTGCAATTACTTGCTTAGCTGCTGCCGGCTTAGTTGATTTAACAACTTTGCTAGCGATTCCTTCTGTGATAGATTTTTTAGCAACTTTTTGAGATGAACCAAACTTTAAGTTTTCAGCTAAAGTTGAGTAAACAAGTTTAACTTCACGAACTGATTTGGTTCTGTCAAGAGTTTCAATAACTTTAACCTTCTGTTCGTTGGTTAGGTTATGTGCTCTAAACAATTTGTTTGCGAACAATAATTTCGCATTTAGAAGATTAACTTCATTGATAGTGCCACGAAGAGAATTAATGGTTTCGTAAGCTTCTTTTAATTGATTCTTAACTTCTTCCATGTCTTCTTTTTCTTTCTTCTCTTCTTCTTCACCTTCTTTGAGGTCAGCTTCCATTTCCTTAAGGATTTCTTCAAGGTCAATAACTTCATCAGTTTCTTCCTTTTTGTCTTCCTCTTCTTCCGCCATTACAACTTTAGGATCTTCTCCTTTGTCTGTTCCTGCGGGTTCACCGGATGAAAGTGCATCTTCTTGCATTTCCTCTTCACCAGCTTCTGCTTCGGGAGCTTCTTCTGCGTCTACGGAAGCTTCTAACTCACGAATAATAGATTCAAGGTCTAAACCATCTTCGTCTTCTTCGGTGTCTTCTTCTTCCTCACCAGTAACTTCGTACTCTTCTTCGTCTTCGTCATCATCGGGTTCGTCTTCTCCCATATATGCGTCTGCCATGGGCTCTTCTTCCGTCTCCGCTGATGGCTCTTCTGCTTCAGTTTTTTCCTCCTCAGATTCTGCGGAATCTAATTCAGCTAAACGCTTAAGAAGTTTTTCACGAAGTTGTGCAACAGAAAGGTTTTCATCAGTTTCCATGTCAACTTCATCCTCTTCGGCTCCGTCCATTTCATTGATGTCCTTTACTTTTTTGTACTCACCTTCAGCACCAGGTGCTGCAGATGTTTTTTTGATACCCACCGAAAGATCCGTACCAGCTTCTAGCTTGCTAGGTTCTTTAGGTGCTTTTGCGGTGCCAGTTCCTATTTCAGATGAACTGAGCTCCTCGTTTGCCATTTCGGTTTCCTTTTCCTCTTCGTCTTCCATCTCTTCTCTCAATTTCTTGGAAAGAATAGATTGTAAACGTGGAGTGAAGGCTTCCTCAAGAGCAATTTTTGCATTTGCTAGAGCAGTTTCTTTAACAGCTTTAGCGTCGGCGATAGCCTCTTTTAACAATTTTGAGTTTGCCATTTTGTTAATTGGTTTGTTTTACTCTCTGAAGTCAATAGATTGTGGACTCCAATAATTTTATGTCGGTTGTTCGGTCACTCTATAAGAATAGGTATTCATTAACCAACAAAATTAAATCCCACATTGGAGTGGGATATTTACAATAAGTATAAGATTTTTTTGAAAACGATAGATTTATTTATCTTTTTCAGATTGTGTTCTTTTTTTCTGACGATACACTGCGTCTTTTATTTGGGTTCTGCGTTTAACAGATGGTTTTACATACTCCGTTCTTTCACGAAGTTCTTCTACAACTTTTTGAGTTATAAACTTTCGTTTCCATTGACGTAGGGCTTTTTCTATATTACCACCGTCTACTTTAACAACAATTCTTTCAGTCATTATACAAAATACATTTCTTCGTAGTGTAAAACATCTAATAAATTAGTAGGGTCTATTAACTGAGCCGCATTCAATAAATCGGAATACTCAGCTACAGATTTTGTCTGTCCCTCTCTAAATTCTTGTAAAAAATCAAAAGTTGACAAATCGTTCTGAAATACTTTTAGCGAATCTGCGTTGTATTTTTCCCAAAGATTATATTCCAAAAGATAAGCCTTATTAACAATATCAATTAAGCCCGAAAATGCTATGTTGGGTTTAACCGCCGGTAATGTTGGTGTTACATTCCAATCTACAAGATACTTTTGTAACTTCTCGGCGTGTGTTAATTCGTTTGCCGCTTCTTTTTCAAAGAAAGCAGCTGCTCTATTATAACCAACTCCTTTGCAAAAGTTAGTAGCACTTCTATAGAAAAAATGAGCAGTATACTCATCAAACATTCTATCGGTAAGTATAACTACGGATGAACTTACCAATACTTTTGGTAATATTGCTTTTGCTGCAGTAAGTGCTTTTATATTTGTTGCCATTATTATTTATGAGATTTATAACCTTTTCCTTTCATCCAATGCGCCAATGCCCAAGGATTATCTACACCGGGCTCATCTTTCATAGCCTTTACAGTTTTTTCCCAACCCTCAGGTGCTTTTTCTTTTATACCAAGTCTTTCTTTCATAACTGCTTCAGATACTTCAGCTATTTCAAAATAACGTGATAAAACGTGACCCATATCTTCATATAATGCTTCAAGACGTTGTTCTTGTTCTTTAGCTATCATAGCTTCTTTTGTAAAAGATTCACAAAGTGATTTTAGTTCTTTCATATTACGTTTAATCGTAACACGGTCGAACCAATCACCTCCTTCACGGAGTGTATACTCCTGTGCTGCATCTGCTATCGCACCTAATGTTTCTGCTGTTTCACGAATGTCTGATTTACGAGATATGCCTTCACGATGATTTCCATAAGTAGATATAATCTCAAGGAAATGCTTTTTTATCTCATTAGGAAGTTTTTCATTATCTTCCGATTCTTTTATTAAAGACGATAATTTTTGAATATCTTCTTTTTGTAAAATACCTTTTTTCTTTATCTTTTGGATAGCCATCATTAATTCTTGCTTATCCATACCGAGTGCATCTATAATTTTTGCAACTATAAGTTGCTCTTTTTTTCTATTTAATTTATATCCTTTAATAGCTGTCACCACTTTATCTAAAAAGCGAGTTACTTGTACTGGTAAATTTACGTCTAAATCTTCCAGACCTTCCTCTTTTAAAGTTAGTCTGTTTTCTTTTATTTTCTTATTTACAAGAGATGATAATTTCATACCTTTATTTATTTTAAAATGCACTTGATACTTTCATATAAGTATTAGCGTCATACTTATTTTTTAATGTTTCTAACAAACCATTCAATATTGAACTTCTATATTTACCCAATTCGTATGGCATACTTTGTTCTATATGGTGAATATCATTTATAGCATCTAAAATTTTTACAGATTTATTATCTTTTAAAAATTTTGCTAATACCAATATAGATGCAGTATGGTCATTCATATCTGTTTTTTTAGATATGTCTTTAATCAATTTTTCTATTTTTGGGTCTTCTGCTACTTCAGATATTAATCCTTTTAATTTTAACATATATTATTAGTTTAATTCTATTAGTATTTCTCTCATAAGGTCTTGTGATTTACACCACTTACCACATTCTTCAAGCATGGTCTTATGTTCAACACTCTCCTTCAAATTCATAGGTGACATAAAAGCACCATAAGTAGATGGATTAGAAACAAAGTCCCATCCAACTAACTCAAAATCTTCTTGCACAAGTACTGTACCATCGTGCATTTCTTTTACTGTTCCCAATCCACGAGAACTGATACCCAATCGTATATTATTTTTTATAAGTTCACGAAGAATATTCCCAGCTGGTGTTGATAATATTTCTACTACACCAACAACATCGTCTCCATCCCACCATACTTCACGGATGTTATGAGATACATTTTTAAGGTTAATAATCGGAGATTCAGGATGGTCAAGTTCACCTAAAGCTCTACGTTCCTTTATGAGTTGTTGATATTTCTTTACTTCTCTTTCAAGTATTTCTTTAGGATAACGTCTCTTATTTTGATTTGGCGCACCAGCTCTTTGTAATATACCTTTAACCAAAAGCGTTCCATTAGATTCTTCTTGAACCTTTGCTTCAAACAAGTGAGTTTCTATAAGAAGATTTTTATTCATTACTTTTTCTTATTTTCGGTTTTACCTTTCCAAGCTGCGTCAATTTTATTAAAGAATGCTTTTTTCTCAGCATCACTCATTTTTGTAATTGACTTTCCTGCTTTATCTAAAGCCTTTTTAAAGAAAGCTTGATATTCCTCTTCTTCTTTTATTACCTCACGTATTACTGCTCTTAGTTGTTCTAGTTTCATATTATTCTGATATTTTTCTAAGTTGTTGTTCTAATTTAATAAGTCTCTCTTTTATCTTATAAATATTGTGATTTGTTCGTTTCCAAAAATCTTGATTACTCATACCATTTTCTTGCTTCAACCTACCATACCAATTGAGAAATCTTTCTATTTCATTTAATTGCTTATTTATATTTGAAATACCACGTCCTATTTTAGCTCTAGCAGGCAATTCTTCTTTTTTCAATTCTAACCAACGATTTTCTGCTAATTGATTTATTTCTTCAACTACTGTATAGCCGGTTAAAGATGCTTGTTTTTTAGCTTTTTTCTTTTCTGAGCCTGGTTTACTAAATGCTTTTGGTGTTAAATATCCCTGAACATTTGCTGTAGTATTCATTTCTCTTACAATACCACGAATATATTCTTTTAGTTTATATAAATCTTCGGTAGTCATCATGTCTTCAACATCTTCAACATCCATATCCTTAGCCATAGTTTTAGCCGGATCAGTTATTCCTTTAACTTTTCCTTTTTGAGCTGCTCTTACGAGTCTCATTAATTTTGCCTGGTCTTCTGAGTGTGCTGGCATATTATGCTAAAATATAGACTGTACCTGCTGAAACTTCAACTTTTTTTACATGACATGGGAATGGTTGTCCAGCTGCAATGTCTGCTATTGACATAGTTACATTTGGTGCATAAACACTGTTGTTTAATGAACCACTTTTTGCTTCTAAATAAAGTACACCAGCTCCACTTGAACTTCTTAGTATTCCCCATGCTCTGTCTAAAGAACCGGTTTGACCGGAACCAACAGTTAATGCATTAAACGCTCTATAATTTGTCATTTTATTTCAATTTAGATTTTAGTTCTTTAACCAATTCATACGCCATCATAAGTGCAGATAGGTGATTTTCTTTTATAATCTTTGTAGATTTTATTTTTTTTATGTTATCTATTGTTTCCGATAACTTTATTTTAGTCACTTTATCTTTTATTTTTGGTTGTACTTCTTTGAGTGATTTTAACAAAGTATTAACTTCACCAATGACGTATTTTGTTAAATTACCCGTGTTATTAATATTATTTATGTACTCTCTGAGTAGTACTTTTTGTTCGTTTGTTAGATTCTTATACTTTTCATTAAATTTTTCAACTAAAAATTTGTAAGTAATAGACCTAACATCATCTGTTTGTTTTTTGTATTCTTCTAAAGCTAAGTCTTTTAGTCTTGATTCTTTATTTTTTACAGATGAATTTATAATAGTTTCTGTTATAGTAAATCTAGCACTTAAAATGTCTACAGGATTATAATTATCCTTATCTATTGCATTTTCAAAAATTTTGTAAATAGAAGCTAATAATTTGTAATTTGATATGGGAGACTTTACAAAATCATCTATGTTGTAGCTAGACTTTATTTCTTTAATCAAATTATACTTTTCTTTTACTAACTTCTTTTCATCTAATTTTTTACGAGCTTCGCAAACAGTGTCTATAAACTTTTCAGCTTTTACTTCTGATGCATATTTCTCGTTAACTAAGAACTGATATAACTTTAGTTCCTTTGATAACTCTTTTTTAGAGTTGAAATATTCTTTTAGAATACGTTCTGCTATTGAACGGTTTTCAGATAATATATCTGACGTTACTTGTCTAACTAAGAGTTCAAACAAGAAGCCCGTATTTTTAAACTTTGAATGCTTTATCTTTTTCATTAAAAATAGATTTCTACTATATAAATATATCTTTATATCACTTTATTACTTTTTAGTCGTATTTTCCGTTAATATAATCTTTTTTCTATTACCTTCCATATCTTTAAATATTTCTTCGTAATAGCTTTTTCTCGGTTTATAGTTAACAGAACCCTCTTTTTGCTTCAAAGTCTTAATTCCTAATGGGTCTCTTCCCATGGGATGGTCATCTTTTCCGTATCTTACAGCGTCTTTAGGACGACCAACTTTACCATCCTCTTCTAACTCAGACTTTATTTTCTGAATTTCTTCCTCTACATTCGTAGGTGCTTCTGTTCCCGTTGGTTTAGCTGGGTCTACACCTTGAGTTTCTATTTGTGATAATCGGAATGCTTGTTTTGTATCATCTAATACCTGTAGAGTTATATCATTTTGTTCATCCTTTGCCATACCCATGATTGTATGATACATCCATTCTTTTGAAAACATCTTAGTACCTTGCATGGATTGTATTAACTGTACTTTTGAACTATATAATTCAACTCTTTCTTGCTCATATATTTTTGATGGTATAGTAAGTTCAAGACTAAAATCTGTTAAAGATGAATCTGTAATACCTTGTGAATATAAATGTACAATAGCTATCTTCGTAAGTTCTGAAATCATTACGCGTTGAATACGTTCTATAGTTTTTGCAAATCTAACATCTTGTGCAGCTAAAGTTGCTTTTCCATTTACATCTTCTTCATATCCCAAAAATGCCTTTGGTATTTTAAGTGCTGCCATCAACTTACCTTTTAGGTAATTAATGTCTTCTACCATATTATACTCCAAACCCTTTAATGTATCTATGCTAGTTCCGGTATCACTACCACGAACAGGCATATAATAATCTTCTATGAGGTTTTGTATATTGAATTTTAAATTGTAGTCACCCGTTTTTTCATCAACAAATGGTGTCTTTTTAGATGAGTTGATAATTTTTTGCATATAGTTATCAACTTCGTTTGGAGGAATATTACCAACGTCAATTTTAAATATTCTCTTTTCAGGTGCTCTCATAATACGATGAATCAACATCGCATCTTCCATTAACATCAACTGCTTCCATACACGGCGACATCCTTCAATCATAGACTTGCCATATGGGAGAAAATTTGAATCAGAATATAGTCTGAAGTGTGCTACCTCAAAATTTTCGTATTCTTTTTTCTGTGCACCCAACGCACTTGTTGTATATGGATTTTGATATGGTGCATTAACAAACTTTACTAATTGAGGATTTTTAGGGTCAAAGTTTTCAATACGACTTGTCTCATATACGGATAGTGGTCTTACATCAATTATACCAATTTCAGGCGCCATCTCTAATTGAAGAAACAGGTCTCCATACTTTACAAGATTACGAGTCCATGGCCAAAGATTAAACTCAACATTAATTATATCATAAAATAAATTTTCAAGAATTTGTTTAACCTTATCATCGGGATGATGTATTTTCAATACACTTCCGAATTCATTCTTTGCAGTACATTCATCGGCATACAAGTCTAAAGCGGAACTGATAATTGGGTCATGATCCATAGAATCATAATCTCTAAACAAATCTATTCTAATTTGTTGATATGCCATTGATGATTCAACCGTACCTAAATTAGATTGGTTGGTGACACGCATTTTTAAAAACCTATCAACTAGGTTTGTTGTCATGTTTTGATACTCATCGGTATCAATAACTTTGACTCCTTTAGGTGTTTTCCTAACTATCGTGTTGGTTGAAAATAACTTTTTTAGTCTTGTAAAAATTGATGTATCGGCCATTATGTTTTATTTTAATTTGTTAATATACAAAAAATATTTTGAATTACCATTTTCTACAAGACCAATATCTAGCTTTATGTCTTGGGCCTGGATTATCACAATTATGTCTTGCTCTAAAATTTGCTCTTCTGCCAGGGTTATTTTTTTTAATTTTGACACCTTTTTGACCGAAATTTACTTTTACAACATTTCCTTGTGGATTCTTTACATATACCTTAAATTTTTTAACATCACCAGCCATTGGCTTTCCAAGCTTAACTTTACGACCTTGATACTCAGCTTCAAAAACACAACCACAACCAGCTTCATTTAATTGTTTTGTATATTCACGCATAAAAATTATAAAATCTTTTACGTCATCGTGATTTTCAACATCATATTCATATGGCTCAACTTGACCATAATTTATATCAACATCCGTATCCCTACGATTTGGATGGTCTACTACGTTATGACTTTCTTTTTTTACTTTTTTCATAATTAAATAGTTTTATTATTTATTAGGTACACAATTTGGAACCATTTTTCCATTTTTCATTTTACCACCAACGGCAGTATATCCTTTCCAACACTCTTCGCACAATCCATTCATATCACCTTCATTACATTTTTTCCAACCACCACCTTTAGATTTGTAGTTTTTTGCAGCCCAACCATTTGCATACGCTGAAGGATATACATCAAATTTTTTCTTGGCAGCCGCTTTAGAAGCTGACCATTTAGCCGCATCTGTCGGACAATTCTTTTCTAAAAATAAGTTTAACTTTTCTTCAATATTCATTTCGTTCACGGATTTTGATTTTGTATTTTTACCAGCTTGTCTTGCTTTTCTACCGGCACAATGTGCTTTTTGACTAAATCCTTTGGGGTTGTTACAGTCAATACTTTTTTTATATTTTTTTGTCCAATCTTCGTTTTGTGGTTTTGTACTAACGTATATTGGTTTTTTACCTTGGCTACCTGATTCTTTACCACCCCTATCTGCTTTGTTTTGAGCTGCTCTCTTTCTTTTAGTTGCGGATTCTTTTTCTTTTTTAGTCATACCTGCTGCTTTTGCCGCAGGTACACATTTTGCATATCCACTCTTTTCACCAGATGTTCCGCATGGAGGATGTTTACCATCAACTTTTTTGCCGATGTTTACCCATTTTTGTTTAAACCATTTACGAAGATCTTCATTCATACTGTATAAGTATAAAGAATTTAACCAAGTAACCAAGTTATATTCTCTTTTTCATTATTTTTCCCGGTTGCAATTTCGTATGGACTACCATTTGCCATATTTCCAGTATACATTCCTATATGTTTTTGAATGTGAGATGCACCTAACATACTTTTTGTTAAATCTATTCCCTCTTGACGAAGACGTAATGCTGTATTACGAACCCACAATCCGATTGCCATTGCCATAGTTAAGTCGTCATTGTATCCTTTCATTGCTTCTGCTCTTCCCGCATTCCAAATAAAAGTAAATAACTCTTCTACAAGACGAGATGATCTGATTAGAATATCTTTATTATTTATATAGGTGTCTAATGATGAGATAATAAGTGGACGAGTTCTTGACGTGGTTGAAAAACCAGCAACCATCTGTCTTTCTTCTCTATAATGTTTATTCGTTATTTGACGTTCAACATCTATGTATCTTAAATCATTACTCATATAAAATAGGTTACCATAACCTCTGTCTATGATTTGTTGAATTGTTGCCCATCCTACATTTGAATTTTCTACTACAAGTAAAGCATTATTATATTCAGTCGCAAGTGCTGTTAAAAAGTTACCAAAATCTTTGGTTTCAAGTTTGCCACGATATTCTGCTACTTGTGAACAATCTTCAATGTCTATGACCTGTGCCGTTGAAAAGTCACTACCATCACCTCTAGCAACGTCAGCCACAACCATATACTGACGACTATAGTTTGGATGCTCCCATACCCAAAGATTTCCATCAAATCCACGTTTTTCTACAGGCTCCATTACATAAGTTTCTTTATACCACATTAATAATTGTGGGTCAATGACAGTATCACCAGAACTCACAAAGTCACAATCACATTCTTGTGCTGCTCCTTTTATTCCTAATACTCGTGTCTGCTCGTCTCTCCATTCTTGATTTCTTTCGGGATGGACTGTCCAATGTAGTTTGATATTGTTAAATCCGTTTGTTTGGTTTTCACCCTCAACCCACATTTTATGAAACCAATTACCAACACCATTTGGAGTAGAAAGTACAATTGCACTACCACCTGTTGAAAGTGTTGATTGTGCTGATAACCATATTTCATCAATGTCACGAATAAATGCTGCTTCGTCCACTACAAGAAGAGACAATGCTTCAGAACGACCTGCGTCAGGGGAACTTGCAATTGCTTTTACTTGTGAACCATTTTTTAATTTAAGTGATAGTTTGTTATCTTCAACCGATGCGTTATTTCCATCCCTCAACCATATAGGAAGAAGGTCGTGCATGACACGAACTTTTTCAACAAGATTTTTTGCTACTGTTACTTTGGTAGCAATAACTAGTGCATTAAAATCTTCGTTAAATAGCATTTTCCAAAGTATGTATCCTGCTGAAAGTGTTGATAATCCGAGCTGACGTGATTTTAGAATGATATTAAAACGATTATTTTTAAAATCGTTCATACAATTTTCTTGAAACGGATATAAATGAAAAGGTATCTTTCCTCGTGTCGGATGTTGAATGACACAATACTTTTTCATAAAATGTATAGGGTCTAACGCACATCTACGATATTCATCTGCGATTATCTCTTTAAGAGTTTTTTGTGGTTGACCTTGAACTGCCATTATTTTACTATTAGTTCGGAATGCTTTAGTTCAACTAACTTATCTTCAAGTTTAGCTTTTCTTTCTATCAATAATTCTATTGCATGCGAAACCTGTTGAATATCATTAATTAAATCTTGACGAACTTTTTCTGGTTCAATTTCCCATTTCCATGTTTCAATTTCACCTCTTTCGTTTACAAATTCAATAGTATCTTTAATACCATCTAGAGCAGCTTCATATCTTTGCTTCAATTCTCTAGCATAAGCTAGTTTATTACGAGTCATTTTGTAATCCTCATAAAACGGATATGTCCCATCTACTTTTAGTTGTGTTTCATATTTTTGTAAACAATCAACGCACATTCCTGTTTTTATTATTATTTTTTTGTCTATTTTAGAAAATATTTTAGTCTGACAATCTGTACCTTTGCATTCTTTTAATGAAGAAAGATATTGTCTGACATCATCTAATTTACTAACTGTGGTTTTATATCCATCTTTTTGTTCCCATGTTACCCCACTTGAGTCAGTCCATGTTTCTCCTATTTCTCTTTTCTTTAACTCATCACCTTCGTAACCAAATGTTTTTTGAGTGTTACCATCTCTACCAAAAACAGTGTCTATGACTTTTTTGCGAGTTGGATGAATGTACTTATTTTTTTCTTCAAATGATTTTCTTTTTGCCATAATAAATTGTTTGTAACCTGTATATAAATATATATTACTTTTTCCGAATTATTTCCAATAGTTTATTGGTATATTTTTCATACTCTTTATTAGTGTTCAAAGTTTCCTTTATGAAATCCGTTTTGAGCTTTTCTTCTTGTCTTGGTACATTTTCATGACTATACCAAACTGTTACAAGTTCCGCGTCCTCATCTCCAAATATTGCATCAGCAGTTGGAAAGTCAGTCTGAGTATATCCACCATTTGTGAACCACTTATCTGTTTTGTTTACATTATCATTTCTACCCAATATTCTAGTTTTACCTTTTGGTAAAAAAGCACCATCTGGCTGAGCATCTGAACCAGCTAATGCACTTACTTCATTTAAAGATTCTTTTTTAGTTCTGAATGTTGCCGCTGGTCTACCATTGATTGTAGGCATATCGTGGTGATCCTTACCAATATCTTTTACTTTTACTTTTTTATTTTTGAATTTACCCATTAGTACAGTGTCTCCAACATTTACCGGTAAATTTATATCTTCTTTAAACTGAGTTTTAAATTTTACAAAAAAGGTGTTAGGACTTTGTTTTGGCTCATAATCAATTTTATCAAATTGAGCTATTTGAGATTTTGTACCTTTAAATTTTGTTCTAAAAGTGTTAGCCTCTTTTTCACTATTAAAAATGAAAGTATAAGTTTTGTCGTGTGTATCGTATTTAATCGATTGTAAAGATGGATAACTTGCTTTTATTTTTTCTTTCATTTTAGCAAATGTAGAGTCAATCGTATCATCTACAATTGCTTCTGACATATTTTTCGATTCAACCTCACCGGTTTCCGGATTGTGATGAGCAAATGTTTTATGCCAAATTTTAGCTTTTTGTATTGCTCTGGCAGGATTTAATTTATCTATTTTTTGTTGTGGAGTTAAATTTCTACTAAAGATACCAGTAGTAGGTACATAATGTTCTTCCGAAGATTTTACCTTATCATTTGAATTTTTTTTTTGAGTTGATTCGGTATATATCTTTTTTTGCAGTTTACCATACTCACGAAGTAGTATTCCTGCTACAGAATTTGCTTTATTTTCAATTTCAGAGCCCGTTTTTCCGTCATTCTCTATATTCTTTATGAGATTCATTTCATATTGTTTATGATGAACCATCTCATGTGCAATAGTTCTTAAAACATCTGCTATCAGTCTTCCCTCCATAACAACATATATTTCTTTAATGTGCGGAATATACCCACCTAATGAAGGTTGTTCTGCTTCTGGTAAAGATTTGTTACTTAAAATTTTTACACGGGGCCTTTCTTTTAATTTCAGTCTTTCTGAACACCATTCAACAAACTCTTTTACAAGTTTTAAACGAGAATGTGATTGAGCTTCGCTGGCGTCTTCTTTTAACATTTTAGAAAAAGATTTTGCCATATCAGCTGCTGCATCTTTTGTTTTATCTATTTCTTGTTCTCTATCAGACCCTTCTTTCAATTTTTTGAACATAACAGCTTTTTCTAACATCTCAGCATATTGCTCTTCAGTCATCTCGTATTTTTCAATCTTTGGTGCAGCTTTTGAAGCTATCAACATAGCCGAAGCTAATGAATTTCTTGATGCTTTTTTCATGTCCTCTTCACCAACTTTTTTTCCTTCAACTAATATGGTTTTATTTAAATAATTGAAATGTTCGGACATCATCTTATATTCTGCTCTTTCACTTTCAGATATTGCGCCTAACAATGAATGCATTCCTATTGCACCACCGCCAATCTTTTCAGCATCTGGAGCGTGTAATCCTAATGATTCTAATGTACCATGACCTATCATTTCACCTCCAAAATACGAAATACCATTTACTATTTTACCATGCAATCCCATTGCGTCAAATGCATAATGTAATGCTTCGGTTGGTGCGTGTGCTACACTAGCTGCAGTGTGGCCTATCTTTTCACCAACGTGAAGAACATGATGCCCAACTTCAGCTGCTGCGTGACCGGCTACTTTACCGGCCGCGGCTGCACCTTTTCCAGCGGCAGCAAGTCCTTGTGCTGTCATTTCTCCTATTTTTCCTTGAGTAGACAACCATTGCATACCATTATGTGCAGCATCTGATAAAGCTTGAGCACCTTTAGCTAAAGTTGATGTAGTAGCTGATGCAGCTGTACTTCCTCCAACTTTAGTCATCAATCCTTTTAAGAACGGGCCACCGTAAGCAGCAGCTACTGACATAGCTGCCATCTTCATCATACTCACGCAAGCTTTTTTATTTGCTTCATGTTCTTTAATTACATCATCTTTTGCTTTAACTTTCTTTGTTCTTGGATTATCAGAACTTTCTGGTTTATGACTATCAAAATGGTCATTAGGAACCTCTATTTCTGATTGATAAAAATCGTGTTTAGCTTTTTCCTTTTCATACTTTTTAGTTTCTTTCTCATATTGTTTATCGTTTTTAAACTTAGGGTCGTTACGATCGGGTTCTTTTGGTTGTTCTTTGTCTACCCATACTTTTTTGGGCATTCCAAACATATTTCTTTCAGGCTTACCTGTTTTAGGATCTCTAACTACTACTTCCTCTTGAAAATCACCACGTGTCACGTGTTCACTATGTTCTTTTCCTTGTGAATCTTTCCAAGTTCGTTTTTGTGACAAAGGATGTCTAAGATGTGCTAAATTATTTACAGCACTTCCTGTTCTTTTAACTGTGTCTACTATATGATGTACTGTATGTGCTACATTATGCGGAAATGCTTTAGCAAATTTGACCATAGCATTGTCCTGATTTGTTACAAACTTTGTAATACCAGCCGCCATCTTATCTGCTAATTTTCCTACATTTTTAGGATTAAATCCTTTTACAAGACCAAGTGTTAGTACATTTGCTACACCACCTAAAGTATGACTTACAGCTCTTGTTACCAATCTTGTTGCATTTCCAAATATTGCTCTAGCTATATTTGATTTTGATTTTTTAGTACCATCTGGGTTTTTAAATCCAAAGGCTTCGTTTTTTAATGTATCAAAAGCTTCAGCTTCTTCTTTTTCCATTTGAGCTTTTGCAGCATTTTCTCTGTCAGCTATCTCTCTCGCTTTTTCAGCTTTCTTTCTCTCTTCTGGTGATAGTTTTGCTAATCTTTCCTCAGCGTCTTTTTCAAATTTAGATTCTTTTTCCTTTTCTGCTTTTTCTTTTTTTTCTTTCTCCTCAGCTTTATCCGCATCTGATTTAAATTCTCCTGCTTTTATTGCCTGTGGATTTTGAGCTCTATCTTGTGGTGATGGTGCGGGTGGTTTTTGTTGACCTTTTTTGCCAGGTTCTTTTCCTGCACCAGCTGCTGCCGGTTGTCCGGCAGCAGGAGCTGCTCCAGCGGCTGCAGATGCGCCCGGTGCTGCAGGTTTAGGTGCGGCTCCTGCACCTTTTTCTTTTCTGTTTTCTTCTTCAGCTTCGGCAGGTGTTAGTGGTCTAATTTTACCATCTTCACTTTTGTGAGTTATAGGGCCAGATTTATCTTTTGCATATCTACCATAACCACGATATACTAAACCCATTTTTTCCGCTTCTGAGGGTTCTTTTTCTTTTTTAGGTTTTCCACCCTCCTCATCCGCTTCATCAATAGAATGCGTATCTATGTATTCTTGAACTTCTTCTTGTATTATATTGAATAAAAATGGTACTAAAGGAGAATCATTATCATTAAAAACATGATACCTAGCTATCGGATTATAAATTTCTGAATCTTCTTTTAACGATTGAATTTTTCTAGTGTCTTTTGTATTAACAGATTTTATTTCTTCTGCTACGACCGATTCTCCGAAATAATCGGAAGCCCATTCATTAAAGATAGTTTCATCTACCAAAGAAATATTTTCATTAACCGATTTTTTTTCTTTTGAATTTAGTTTCTTTCTCATATTTTTTACACGTTTTGGGTTAGGTGCGCCATTTATATATCCGGCCGGCGATGTTAACCCAGTAAATACTCCACCCGGAAAATTCTCATTTTTGGTTTTCAATGCTTTTTTAATTTCATCCTCTGCTGCTCTTCTTACTTTACTACCTTTTTTATATTTTAATGCACTGCTAACATAAATTTTATTACCAGTCTCTGGATTTTTTATTTTAGTTTTTAGTACATCCTTTAATTTTTTACGAGTATCTTTATCTAAACTTACCGATTTTTCTTTTTTATCTTTCTTACCGGTGTCAGTTTTTTTAGTTATTGCTTTTGCTGTTTTTTTTTGTTTTTCAATTTTTTCTATTTCTACTTTAGCTTCTTCTGCTTTGGTGGTTTTTTTAACTATTTTATTATATATGTCTTTGTTAAATTTACCATATACTTGTGTAAATATATCTCTTTTTTCACTATCTGATAAAAATTCATTACCGAACGTAGCACGTAATTGTGTTCCACTTATATTACCACCATTAACTTTGAGTTGCATTTCAGGTGCTATTATATAATAACCTTCTTCTTTATAATTTTTATGTGTTCCTTTAGGCGTTTTATCATAATTTTTAAAGTATTTACCACCTTTGTCTAATCGTTCTGCATCTTTCTGACTAACAGCCGTGACATATGCCGTGTCTTTGCCCGCACCTTTTAATACTTCTACGGGCTGATATGGATTTTTAACTTGAACAACATGGTCTTTCGGTACATCAAACATAGATGTAATTATTTCCTGTTTTTCACTAAATTTAAATGGTGAACGGACTTCATCTGTTACATCTGATGACGCTATATACACATTATCTTTTCCAAATCTTTTGACAAGTTCTTGATAAACACTATAGTGACCTGCATGAAATGGTTGAAATCTTCCAGCAAATACTGCTATAGTTCTCTTTGGTTGCTTTTCTGCTTTTTTCTTTTCGTCTTTTTTTGCTTCTTTTTTATATTTTTCTTTTGGCTTTGCTTCTGGTTTTTCGTCTTTTGGTTTGTCAAATTTGAAAGTACCATTTATTTGATTAATAGGAGCAAATGCACCTGTAAACTTATATGGCTTTCCCTTATACATAAAAACCACACCTTCGGAAGGAACTACATTGTCCATTCCAATTTCTTTCAGCCTATCAAGTTCTTTACGTAATTTTGCTAATTTAGCAGGATCTTTACTATCCTTTATTGCTTTTATAGCTGTAGCTACATCTTTTTTTACCTGTTTAGATGTTTCGGGGTTATTGGATGCAACAAAATTAGTAGCTCTTTTTAAAGTCTGTGCTCCAGCTTTTAAGAATGTATTCTCAATAGGTCTTATCATTGACTTTTGAGACTTTTCTAAAGAAGATTTTTCGTAGTTTCTAAACCATGCTTTTTTCTTATCGTCTTGAAATCCATTTACACCAAATCCTTTATCACCATCTGCCCACCTTTTAATAAGTCCACTCTTTTCAGATTTTGTAAATTTAAAGCCGGATTTTTTTTCTTCTTTTGAAATTTCACGTTCCCACCATTTTTTTCTATAATCTGACAATTTTGACTTATCAGATAAACCAAATTCTTTTGCCGATTTATCTAAATTAGAATTATACTCTCGTGCTTTTTTCTTGTTCTCTTGCTCATCGGCACTACTAAATACAATAGATTGTGCACCAGCTATGCCAAATGTTTTTTGTCTATCTGCTCCTACCTTTTTTACTGCTTCTCCAAAATCTCTACCCTCTTGTGCATTACGACCAGTTTCATTACCATCTTTATCGTAAGATATAGTACCATGCATTACAAGTACACTCTTTCCATATGGTATTACATTCTGAGTATCTGGTAGAATTACTTCCAAACTCATAAACTTAGACCCATTTCCAAACATTTTTTTAACTTGTTCTGAGCTAAGTTTTTGTACAGCTGCTTCAAGGTCTTCTGCTGCACCTGTAAACGCTTTTTCTATACCACCACGACCAGCAAATTGCTTTCCTATTCCATCCCTGTCTAATGCATTTTCTCCACGATTTCGGACATGACCTTTATTCCTAGCAAATACGATTTTACCATCTTTAACGCTAAAAGCGATATTTTGTCCATCTAATTTTTCAGTAACAGGTGCTTCTTTATCCAAACCACCAATAAGACCTCGGTTAATCATTTCTTTCATGTCACCAAAAGTCAAATCTGCATCCTCAAATGGATGGGCTAAGTGGCCTGCGGCTCCTCCTTCGTTTAACAGCATAATTTCTTCATTTTTGAAATCCATACTGATAAATATAATAAACTATTTGTTTTTACTTAACGTGTTCTATAAAGTTCAAAGCAGATTCTATTACATCATCCATGTCATAATACTTATACTCCGCTAACCTTCCTCCAAAATATACATTGGACAGTTTATCAGCATCACTCTTATATTTTTTGTATTTTTCGTTGTTTTCTAAATCATTTACAGGGTAATAGGGGTCGCTTACATTTACTTTATATTCAACAGGATATTCGTAAGTTACCCACGTTACATCGGATGTAACGAATTCAAAATGTTTGTGCTCTACTACTCTGGTATATGGTATATCTTTGTTAGTGTAATTTACAATAGCACATCCTTGAAAATTGTCCGTGTATTTTTTTTCATGCGTAAATTCAACTGTTTTGTATTCTAATTGACCATATTTGTAATCAAAGAATTTATCAATAGGGCCGGTGTAAATTAAATTCTTATAACTCGGTAATTTGTTTGTAAAAAAATCTGTGTTTAGTTTTACCTCAATACCATCTAACAATTTTTCAAATATTTGAGTATACCCTCCTACTGGTATTCCTTGATACTTATCATTAAAGTAATTATTGTTATATGTAAATCTTACAGGTAATCTGTTTATAATTTCTTTTGGTAAATCCTTTGCTTCCTTTCTCCATTGCTTTTCAGTATATCCTTTTATTAATTTATCATATACTTCTTTTCCAACTAGTTTTAATGCCTGTTCTTCTAAATTTTTAGGATTCTCTACATTCAGTTTTTGTTTTGAAATGATATCCATAGCCTCTTGTGGTGTTGTAACACCCCAAAGTTGATTAAATGTCCACATATTAAATGGTAATGAGTATAACTTACCATCATAATTAGCTATGGGATTTAATATAAAATTATTAAACTCTACAAATTGATTTATCCATTTCCAAACTTTTTCATTTGAAGTATGAAATATATGGGGGCCGTAATAGTGAACATTTATACCATCTCTATTTAATGTATAACAATTTCCACCAATATGGTTACGCTTTTCTATAACACAAACATTATATCCTTCTTTTTTTAGTTCATGTGCACATATTGAACCAAAAAATCCTGACCCTACTATTAGATAGTCATACATAAATCTATTTTCTTAAAGTGTTATAGTTTTCGTTAAACCACTTTATAGTTTTTTCCAATCCATCTTCTATTCTAGTAAATTTATAATCACCTATTATACTTAACAATTTTTTATTATCCGATGGTTTTCTAAGTTGTCCATCTGGTTTGTCTGTTCTGTATATTATCTCACCTTTATAGTTCATGCATTCGGTTATGATATTTACTATATAAGAAATGGGATACTCTACTGAATTTGATATAACCACAGGCGTTGTATCTGTATAATTATCTATTAATAAATTTGTTATTTCTGCTACATCTTTTGAGTAAACGAATTCTCGCATAGGTGTTCCAGTTCCCCATATTTCTAATGGCGTTTCATTTATTTTGGATAAATAACATTTATGTATTAACATTGGTATTACATGACCATTTTCTAAATGAAAATTATCATTTTCACCATATAAATTACAAGGTATTACTGAAAAATATTTAGTACCATATTGTTGATTGTATGCTTGTATTTGAACATCTGCCATTCTCTTAGCATAAGAATATCCAAAATTTGATGTATGTGGTGGGCCCAAATGAATTTTAGTTTCATCTATGGGATATTCAATTTCATTGGGAAAAATACAAGTTGACAAAAAACAAACCATTTTCTTGACATTGTTTTGATAGCAAGCATCTATTACATTTGTGTTAATTAAAAAATTATCATTAAAAAAGTTTACTGGATATTTTATATTAGCTAATATTCCACCAACTTTTGCAGCGGTATGAATTACTACATCTGGTTGATGTTTTTGCATTATACTAAAAGTATTTTCTTTTACTCTTAAATCAATTGATGAATTGACTTTAATTGCATTTTCAAATTTTGAACCTACTAATCCGGTTCCTCCTGTTACTAGTTTTTTCATTTTAGATTATAATAAAATTTTTACCATATATGTCATAGAAATCTTTAAACCCATCGGGACCAAACCACAAGTTTGGTGCGAATATTTTTTTATTTTTATGGTTAGATAACCAAGCTCCCCACCAACTAAATGTACTGTTAGCTATTATATGATGATGGCATTTTGATATCATACACATATCCACTTCTAAATCATTACTGAAATAGTCAATGTTTTCAGCTTTTATGTTTTGTTTACACCACTCTATGTCATTTGAAAAACATAAAAATTGTACATCATCAAAATAATTCATAGCAATATTGTAGTAATCCAAACTACACAAGGGATGTATTTTTGGATATGCCATATAATCACCTCTTCTGACATGAATTGATACAAGAGTTTTATTTTCATATTTTTTTAGTTTATCTAAAACATTATCTTGTATATGGTTTTTGAATGTAAATTCTTTTCTTATTATATCTTCGCAATGTGTAAAATATTTTTCTGTTTGAAAGTATCCTGCAAAATTAGTATCTTCTTTTATGTCAAAAACTTTTTCGTCAAAATGAAAATGTTTTTCGCAATATGTTTGCTTATACTTAAATTCGTCAACAAATACATATTCGTTCATATCAAAAAAATCAAATAAATAAGATTGCTTTCTCATTTGATTTTCAAAAAGTATATCGCATCCTAATTTATATTTCACCCCAACCAATTGTGCATATTGAAACATTTGATTACCCAATTGTCCTGCTTTTCCTATTACATCGTGTGTTATGTTCATAACTTCATATTTGAATTATATCTACCATCTATAGATGGTTTATAGTCTACTACTCTATCTTCTAAATTTGAAAAACTTTTTCTTTGCCATGCTAAGTTTTTTAAGCACATATAAATTTTATTATCTTGAGATTCTTCTGATAAAGATGCTACATATCCATCAAAAAATGGAAATGCTTTAAAGTTTATGTTCAATAATGTATCGTAAAATGTATGATTAACTGCATAAGCATGTGTAGTTAATGAACCCAAAGATTTTCCTATGTATTCTGTTTCTTTTTTATACGCCAATGGATTAGTACCTATATAAAACATATTCCAATCAAACTTTTTTAAGTCATTTAAAGCATGATTTAATTCTTTTAAAATACCTGTGTGGAATACGACATCATCTTCAAATACTAAAACATTTTCATATCCCATTATTTTTGCTCTTAAAATTACATTTATATGAGATAACGTACATGATTTTGTAAACCTAGCATATTTTGGCCTATCATCGTGATATGCGTTACAACCATCCTTTACCAAGGATAAATTTTCTTGCTCAGTTAGAGTTATAGCTCTAAACCTTTCTGCTTTTATTCCGTATAAAGAAAATTGTTCCTCGATATCTATTTTTCTATCAATTCTACTTTCTAAATTTATATAGAATATTTTTTTAAAAAAATCAAATGGATTGTCCATCCTTAAAATAATTTAAGTATACATAATCTTCAAATGTAGAAAATTGTTTTACTTTTTCAAAATTTTCTTTAACTGCTTCTATTTTTGAGTAATATAATTCTTCATTTATAGAACGAATATCAAAATCTTCTTCCAAAAAGATTATACCATCTTTATTGAAAAAATCTGTTATTTTCTTGCTTCCTAAATAGATTGGTATCGTTCCTGTTGCAAAGCAATCTAATACTTTTTCAGAGAATAATCCATCATATACTCCATTTTCAATGGCGACTGAAAACATATAATCCACTAATCCTTCTTCTTTATTAGTTATTCCCCTCCAATATCCACCATACATATCTATGTCATCTTTGAGTTTATCAGCCCATTTTAATCTAGTTATATGACCTTCGCACATTGTTTTAGCGGAAGTTATCATTGATACTAATTTAGTTTTAGGATGAACTTGTTTGTCTTTAATCCATGTTCCTGTAGGTGGTGCAAATTTAAATTTTGGATGTAAAGACAATAATTCATAATCATGTACAAAAAATGTATCAAAAATTTCCACATATTTTTCCCATTCATTTTTAACACCCTCGAATATATGCGGTATGATAGCTTTAGATTCGCAAATAGCTCCATATTTTTTTTTAGATAATGTATCGTTGATAACTGTTGGAATTGCGAAATTCATATAAAAAGAATCTTCATACAAATGTGTGTCACAATTCCATTTCCAATTAACATAAGATGGTACTTGACCATGCGTTGAATATCCTAAATTTCCTCCCCACATATGAGAAAAAGGGCTGCCGTATATATTAAATTCCATCACCAATAAAGTAATTTAGTTGATCCTGAGTTATATTCTTTTTCTTTACAAGAAAATACTTGTTTAAAATCGTATGAATTTAAACTATCTATATTATAGATACTACTAATTTCATTGTAGCATATATAACCATGTTTAGAATTATTAAGTATATTATTTATGTAATACATTTGATATTCACGTGTACATTCTGATATTGCAAAATTACTAATTACAATATCGTATTTTTGTTCGTATTTTTTATTAGTACTAGCTTCATAAAAATTTACATTATTAATATTACACTCTTTTAAATATCTTTTAGTAAGAGGTAAAACTTCTACCAAGTCTACAATTGTATAACTAGCTACATTAAAAATTTTGTTTATCAATACACATTGTCCACCATATCCAGCGCCAATTTCTATAATATTTTTATTATCTAAAGACCCAAACAATTCTACCAATTCGGTTAATACTTTAGCGTATCTTAATGAACTAGGTGAAACTAATCCTATGAGTCCACCAAAATTATAAAGTTCTGGATTACCTATAACATCATTTGAACGAATACCATCTAATAGTTTAGACATGAACTTAGGAGTCATTAAAAAACTATCCATTATGTATGGTATATAATAGTCTCTAGCTGCATCAATAGTTACGTGTTCTAAAACTTTTTTATATTCATGATTTTGTCTGAATGTTGAAAAAATATTATTATCATGTTCTGAATTTTTACATATATTTCTGTATTCAGCATATTGTTCTGTATCTGTTATACTACTCGGATACTCTTTTTTAACAACATCCAAAGTATTGGAAATTTCTAAAGTGTTTTCATGATATGATTCTAATAAATTAGTCCAATGTTTTCCTATAATGTCTATAGAAAAATTATCTTTTATTAAATTTTTTGCTTTGTCTCTAAGTTGTTGTTTTTCTTCCGGATGATTATCTAAATGAAGCAATATATTTTTTATGTTTTCGGTATATGACATATAAGGTATATCACACGATACCCTTTCTTCAATCATTCTAGTCATATCAGTTTCAGGTGGAAACTCTATAAATACACATCCATCTGAGAAATATTCTGGAATAGCTCCTAAAGGATATGTAATTACTATTACTCCCGCTGCTATAGCTTCTGCTACTGCACATGAGAATGTATCTTTGTAAAGACAACTACTTCCGTCATATAATGGAAAAATGAAATAGTCGTGTTGAACCATTTTATCAAATAATGCCTGTTTATCTATTGAGTTTTTATGATTCGTGTAATCTACACTATACATTTTTTCCCACCCAAGTTCATCTAAAACATTCTGAGCTACAACTCCACCTCTACTCCATTGTGCATGAAAAATGCAAGAATTCTTTTTCCTTGTGAGATTTTTGTTGATAGAATTATCCATCAAATCCGTCATTATAGGATTTGGTATGATAACAGATTTATGAAATTGCGTTTCTTTTGTAAAATTATTTAGGATAATCTCTTTGGTTTGATTATAAGACCAATTTGATATATTGACGCAGCTAAATTTTAAATTATACTTATTTACATATTGTATCATTTCATATATACCATATGCCCAAGCCATATGATACCAATATATTAAACCTGTTGTTACTTTAAATGGTATTTTATCATAATCGGTAAACCATAAACACGATACTAAAAAATCTACTTCAGAATCTACCAATCCTTCATAATCAAAAGCAGTATATTTTACACCCCTACATTGTTTTTTATCTGTATTTTCTAATACAATAGTTACATCATAATTATTTTTTGCCAAGTATTCCGCGACCATTATAACTGATTGGTCTGTACCGGATGATGGTGCTCCTCCATAACGAATCGTATCTCCATTTAAAATTTTAGGTCTTATTTCAGTACCCGGTATTAGGAATACAATTTTTTTCATAAATAATTAATTTGGTATACACACAAAATTTTCTTGTCTAGTTCCCCATTCACCATTTTTGTAATGCGGATACATAACCCATTTCTTAGGTGGATCTATACTCATAAATACAAAAGTATATGAATTATTATATAGTTCAAATATATCTTTGTTTTTATGAAAATCAAAATCTATTCGTTTAATAGTTTCTTTATCTGATTCTACTCCAAGTGCTATGAAATCTATTTCTCCTTTTTGTAAATCATTTCGTAATATTGAGATATCCCATATACATTTAACTATGTATCTAGTTTCTGCTTTTACAAATTGTTCTTCCCATGGTGTTGGATTAGGTGGTTCTTTTACATCTAATGTATATTTTTGTATTTTACATTTTTTAAAATCAAATCCACCATACACTTCATAATCATGTAAAGTCCTAATATCTCCAAGACCATAGATACCCATATCTATACCATAGTCTTCTGTACCAAACAATTGTCTTACTTTATTCCTAGCATAAATGTCTCTCTCACCACTAGTTTTTTTAGTTTCACTTTTAGTACCATGGTCTTCCCAATGTTTTGGCCTATATGATCTAGTATACTCATGCCATAGTATCATTCTGTAAGGACTAAAAAAATCATACCCATGTGTATATGCCCGTAAACTCAAAGAAGTCTCTTCGGTATAACCTCCAAAATAAATGTCAGGATCATACGGAACTTCTTTTATAAATTTTCCTTCAGTAAACAAAAAATGTCCACTAATAGTTCTAGCTCTTATTATCCAATTTAAAGATTCATAATTCTGAATAAACCATGGCATACTCATCAACAGTTTGTCATCGCTAAATTCGTACTGAGACATTAGACATGGAACTTTATTCCATTCTTCTTCAGGAGTTGTTGGATCAAATGGAGTGCAATATGTAGTTATTATTGGTTTATCTGATAATAGTAAAGCTTGTTTATAATCTTCTAACAATATCTCATCCCAATGTTTTACAAATCTATGATGAGAATCAATTTGTAATGTATATTTTTCATTCTTATATAAGAGATTAGTTTGATTTCTTGCCCATCCAAGTCCTTCACTTTTTGAATAGTGAAATTTTTTAATTCTAAATTGTTTATTCTTATCGTATCTATTTATATCTTCTGTTTCATCGTGTTGCCAGCATATACCAAAAACTAATCTTTTTGGGTATTTTGCTTTTGCTAGCATATCTTCAATAGTCGGAATCAATTGATTATCTCTATAAGAAGCTATTTGTACAAATATTTTATCCATAACTAATTTTTTTTAAATATAACCATTTTTTTCTTTTTTACAAAAAAAATACAAATTTAATTACGCGTTACAAGCTGCGGCGTTACAATCTGCTACACCTGTCAATGTTCCTACGTTAGCTGGACCCGGATCTGTGCCATCACTGCTATCAACAGTAAAGCAAACTCCATTATCTGAGTACGTAGCCCCTACGGATAATGTTTGAGATGTTATTACCTGACCCGGTCCAGTAACACAAAATGTAACACTATATGCATTAAATGCTGGTGTAGGTGTAGGAGTACGAGTTGGTGTAGGTGTAGGAGTACGAGTTGGTGTAGGTGTAGGAGTACGAGTTGGTGTAGGTGTAGGAGTACGA